ATAGCTAATGTCACTGGGCGCAGTGAATCACGCTAGCAGTGTGTAGATTGCTGCACTCCGGCGCAAGCGCCTTCGTTTGCATCTACACCTGCTAATGTCATTTATTTTGTCCATAATAATTTTAGATTTGTAAAAATTGATTATATACTTAATAATCAATTTTAAACTTTGACGGTACGGATCCCTAATAATCCTCAGTGAGTTCAACATCTGAAAAAGTATCGATTCCGCCATCAGATTCTGCGGCGTCGTGGTTGATGTCATCATTTTCGCCCCCAGTTTTTATTAAATCTGGTGTTAATGATCGTTTTTGGTCGTCACCTTCTGTAAAATTTACCATTGCTAGCGCTTTTACATATGCATCCATTTTATGATTTGCAATTCCGAATAATTTGTTAGGAATCCACATTACAGCCCCTCTCATACATTTCAAAAACGAAAATTTATCCTCACCTCGCATCCAAAAATTTACAAACCTCTTAAAAAGTGTCTTTTTTCGTTTTTTAATGTGCATTTTTTCACCTACGTGCTTAAATCTGAATTTACTTGGAACCATCGTTATTGGATCGTTTTTATTTACAACTCGAGTACAAACGACGGGCGATTCATTGAAAATACGGGCGAATTCGTCGTCACCTACGCGTGGCGACCCGTATGTTATGCATCTTATATTATTTTCGAACTTTCTTTGGATTTTAATTGCAAAAATCGCGGCAGCCGCACTTCCCAAACTATGACCAATACAGTATACATTTTTATTGTCACAATGTTTATCTACATAATCAAAAACTTGGTGTTTTATCTCATCATATTGTTTTTTGAACCCAGTATGTACTTCTGCATCGGAATCTGCGAAAATCTTGGACTTGCGTACATCGAGATCAATAAATACATCGGTCATGGAATCGGTTCCACGAAAAATAAAATAAGTGCGATGTGGAACATTAACAATATAGGCTTGGGTATCATAAGTTGCCCCTTCAATGAATTTTATTTCCGTAATATTTGTAAACAATGTATTGGCCTGCTTTACAAACTCTTCGTGATCGAGATACGCATACTTTGCGAGCTTGGCGTAAAAATATTCAGAGGGCATATTACTAGTGGGCGATATATATATTAACGCGACTGACTATATTTAATTGTAATCAAAATGTACTAAATGTACAGTGGGCGAATTTGACCAACTTCCATTGCTTGTACATTTTGCTTGTACAAATAATAATTTTTCAGATGCGGGTAATGCTGTTACTGACCCCAACGAAACCGTCGCAATGGTTGCACTTGATAAATTTGTTGATTCGAAATATGTGGTGGTAGGTGTTGTCGGATCATCTACAACCCGTATGCTTAAATTCCTATTGTTTTGGCGTTTCTGGTATACAATCCTGCATCTGTTTATATTGTCAGTGCTCGTTCCCCTAAATATAAAAGAAATAAGACCAGAATAAGATGTTGTATTAATTGAAGTATATGATGTATGAGTTATAAACCAAGACGAACCGGCATATAATGGGAATGAATAAAATGTGCTTGGGGTATTTGAGGATTCCGCCCATGACAATGTCCCGAGTCCGTCAGAAACTAGAGAATAACTACCAGTAGTACCTGGATTCTCTAATGGACCCATTTGTCCTGGATTATCTGTATTGTTGTACATTATAACTGAATTTCCAGTATTAGAACCGGTAAAACCAGCAATATTTCCAGGTAAAAATACGCCATTATCGACAGTTCCGGTTGCACCTGATCCAATTACAATGCGATTTTGAGAATTCGAGTTATCAACCTCGGCACTATTCCCATAAATCGTATTTCCGGATCCGGTTGTTAATGTATTTCCAGAATTTACACCTATAATTGTATTATTATATCCGCTTGTGATATTATCAGCAGTTGATTGGCCGATTGTGATATTATTGGTACCTGTATTTATTGATGAACCTGTATTTATATTGGTATTGGTAGATGTATTACCACCAGCTATAAAATTGCTAGATCCTGTGGTAAGACTCATTTCGATATTTGTCATTACAGTATTATTTGTTGCTGTGTCGGGGACGGTTGATGCACCATAACTATCACCAGCGGTTTCGTTTGGATTAATAGGTGCACCTGGTTGTGGGGGATTGTGTGCTGCGACAATTGCATCTAACGCATTTTTTTGAGATACCGGGAGAGATCCAGAACCACTAAATCCGATATTTAAATTATCTCCAACTGTAGCCATTCCTATACAACTTTCAGTAATTACAACATCTGCATCAATTTTCGCCCATAATGTTATAGTGTCAACACCATTACTGAAATCTTCAGATATACTATATGTAATCGCTATTGTCATTACATATAACAAATTTTTGTGAAATTATAATACTCGCTGTATCATTAACATTCTATCAATCATTTGAAATTGTCCATTCAATAGAGGCTCGAGCGGATTTGTATATGATACTTTTACAGTAATTTCGTCGTTCGACATTAAAAATGATTGAGTTATAATTGTGATGGTACTTCCAAGTACCATACCTGCGTTTCCATTGGCAGTTTTCGATACATTTCGTGTTTCTAAAATAGTTGATCCATTACTATTTTCTATCCAAATTGTCACCGTGGGTTTTCTCACAATTGTATAAGATGCATTGAAAAATAAATTATATACTCCGTTGTCAGGAATTGTCAGTGATAAATCAGCAGCACCAATAATTCCAGTAACTTGAACAGTTCCAGTAGAACCTATATTAAAACTTTGAGAACCAGTAGCCCCCGTATACAAATGTTCAGATTTCAACCATGAAACTGTTCCATTTCCATTTGTCGACAAAAATCCAGTGAATCCTGACAAATCTTCAAGTCCACCGATTTGTCCTGTAGTCGAATTTTTGAGAACCACCGTATTATCCACATTTGTACCACTAAATCCTGCTAGATTTGATGGTACAAATAATCCGTTATCTACTGTTCCTGTTGCTCCTGCACCAATCACAATTCGACGATTTGCATTTTCAACATCTACTTCTGCAGCGTGACCGTAAAGTGTATTATTAGATCCCGTTTCAATTCCATTTCCTGCATTCACACCAATAATGGTGTTATTGGATCCAGTTGTTATCTTATCGGCAGTCGACTGCCCTATTACGACATTTTCAACCGCACTTGTCATGGAACTGCCTACAAATATACCGGTAGATCCCAATGAATTACCACCAGCAATAAAATTACTGTTTCCAGTAAGACCTGCAATATTACCATCGGTTAAAATAGTGTTATTTTGAGCGGATTCAGGAATGGTGGATAAGCCATACCCGATACCGAAATTTTCGGTGGTAGAAAGAGGAGCACCAGGATCAACTGGAGTATGTGCATTTACAATATTATTAAGAACACTTATTTCACCATCTAAATTATTAACAAATGTAATAATTACAGTGGTTGCAGAGTTCGTAATGGTTTGAAGTACTTTAGTAATAACTGAATCAGTGATTTCACTCCATAATTGTAAAACATTAACACCACCATTATTAAAACCTGGAGGGCCCCCAACAATAGGATATTCATAACTAGGAGGGGTAGTCATTTATTATAATATATAAACAAAGTACTTGTCAAAAACATATATCATTCTTATTGATACATATTTATATATTATTCACCTCAACATACAAATATAGTGATTTCACATTCATAATTAACTGAGTTGGACTTTATATTTCTTTTATTAATTTTATTCGAAGACGAGTTCCGCTTGTAATTGCTGCAATTGTTGTATTATTGCCATTTTGAACAGCCAATATTTCTGCCCAAATTATTAACAATGATGAATTTCCACCTCCTAAAATACCCAGCCAATTTACAGTTGCAGAATTTTCGCCATTTGCCACATTTCTTTGATAACTATAAGTATTAGTATTTGAAAGTTCGACTGTTGGAGGATTTGTTGTATCTTGGTTTAAAAAAGTTCTCATACTAACTCGAGAATTTCCAGCAGTTACTTCATAACTAACATTTAGATCAAATTCATATAATCCAGTTGTTCCAATCGTAATCCGGTCATTTCCATCTATTCCGATTAACGATCCGGAACTATGTACTAATCCGCCATTCCATGTTATTTCAAAATAAGTTCCATTTGAAGCTGGACCTGCACCTCCTGTCCCTTCTGTAAAAAAACCATATTCGGGAATATTCCATTCAATTTTTCCAAATCCGTCTGATACTAGCGGATACGGTCCTGTCGTTCCTAATTCTTCCAGACTTCCTATTTGTCCCGTGGTTGAATTTTTGAGAACCACCGTATTATCCACATTTGTACCACTAAATCCTGCTAGATTCGATGGTACAAATAATCCGTTATCTACTGTTCCGGTTGCTCCTGCACCAATTACAATTCGATGATTTGCATTTTCAGCATCTACCTCTGCAGCGTGACCGTAAATTGTATTATTAGATCCCGTTTCGATTCCATTTCCTGCATTTACACCGATAATGGTGTTATTGGATCCAGTTGTTATCGTATCAGCAGTCGACTGACCGATAACGACATTTTCAACCGCACTTGTCATGGAACTACCTACAAATATACCGGTCGATCCTAATGAATTACCACCAGCAATAAAATTACTGTTTCCAGTAAGACCTGCAACATTACCGTCTGTTAAAATGGTATTATTTTGAGCGGATTCAGGAATGGTGGATAAGCCATACCCGATACCAAAATTTTCGGTGGCAGAAAGAGGAGCACCGGGTTCAACTGGGGTGTGTGCATTTACAATGTCATCAAGAATATCAGTTTCTGTAGGATCTGATAGGGAACTTACAAAAGTAATTATTACAGTAGTCACAGAATTAGTAATTGTTTGTAAATCTACATTTATTCCTGGATTATCAGTGATTTCACTCCATAATTGTAAAACATTAACACCACCATTATTAAAACCTGGAGGGCCCCCAACAATAGGATATTCATAACTTGGAGGGGTAGTCATATATTATTATATGTAAATATCGAAGTTCTCGATATAAACTATATCGGATACTGTTCCTCCTATTTTCTTTACACGGAATTCTAAAAATGCGCGATTTTCTGGTTGAGCAGAAATTGTTATGATGTTTTCGGCTTCTGTTGTATTTGTGAAACTACCAGTTCCAACTGTTGTATCTGTCAAAGTGTCAACGATTTCGATATCATAACTGGTAACCGCTGGATCCATATAACCAGTGACAGTTATAAGCTGCATATTTCCGTACATAATTGTTCCCGGAAATTTGTACATAAATATTCTGACAGGAACGTCACTAGCACGAATTGTTTCACGTGTTTGAAGGCGTTCATGATAATCATAAAATGACGGAATATATGCAATGTGTGCAGATACAATCGAATCGAGGATTGTTTGATCACCGCCGCTGAGAGCTGAATTAAATGTGATATCAATTTCGGTGTGTTCTCGATTATGCTTAATTGTTATAACAGTTGCAGTGGAAATAGCAGAATCATTTATTTCTTTGCGTAAATAATTGAAATTGTATGCTCCAGTCGGAAAATAAGTATTTATATTATAACTGTATGTTGTCATATTATTTAATATAAATACAAATTATGTCAAATATAATAACTTTATTGTTAATCTGGTTGCATCTGACAATGTGACACACGATCCGCTATTTAATCTAACCCATGCTGTCAAAACTCCACTACTTAATAATCCTACCCAATTAATTGATATCGATCCAGCACGATCAGTTAAATTTCTATGATAGCTATAAGCTGTCGAATTGGTCAAAGAAGTTGGTGAAGTTATTGATTGACTTAATATAGTAGTTGCAGTTTTTCTGCCATTTGATGTACTATCATATCCAGCATCAAAATATACTTCATAGATACCATTAGCACCAATTGTGATGCGATTATTGACGTTGTCTCTTCCTATTAATGTTCCTGATAATGGAAATGGATCTGCATTCCATGTAATTTCTACAAAACTAGTACCTATATTTGGACTGGTTCCTCCTGTAAAATATGCGTACTCGGGAACATTCCAGCCAATTTTACCGAATCCGTCTGATACTAATGGATATGGACCTGTCGTTCCCAATTCTTCCAGCGGTCCCATTTGTCCAGTGGTTGAATTTTTGAGAACCACTGTATTATCCACATTTGTACCTGTAAATCCTGCTAGATTCGATGGTACAAATAATCCGTTATC